GGGGGGGTGTCCCCCGGGCAGTAGGCTGAAGTAGGAGGTCCAGTTATGCAAGAGCTTAACTGGTGTTGCACCGCCGGAGACCATGACATCTTGTCACGGTTTCTGGCACAGCTTGATCGTGGTGAGGCCCACGATCACGTTGCTCCACTCGGCGCTTTACGCGCATGTGTGGACGACCCCGAGTTGGACGCGGATGAAATCCGTCGCTCAATGTTGGGGCAGTTGTGGGCGTACTGTTCATTCGACAGCCTACGGCCCAGTCTGCGTGAGGGTGAGCGATTACAGGTGTGTTGTGGCTCTTCGTCGACGAACTACCCCTATTCGGTTTCACGGCCGGATGGTGGACTGTCGTTGCAGGCGAAGTTCGCCAAATACTTCGCACCCCGGGATGTCTACTTGAATCCCGTCGCCGCTGACTACGCAGACCAGCAGGTGATGAAGTTGTGGCCTTGTGGACGGGCACGTATATCTCCAATACCGCTGGATGATGCGGTGTGCCTGTTCCAACGAGACACCAACTTCGGCTTCCCGCGGTGTACTACTGATCAGGGGAACCTCTACTACTACCTCGAATCCTGCAGGATCGAGGAGCGGGGTTTCCCACTCACCGATGCATCAGACTATCCGTGTATAGGTACTTCACGGACTCAGGCGGTGGGGTTTTATCAGTATGCGAAAAGCCGCGCGCTGTCCATGTATTGTCGCGCTCTCACTAATCATGAGAAGCGGTTCCAGGTCCCTTTCTTTCAGTTATTCCGGGACCTCCCGTGCTTCGCCGCTTGGCGAGGTCAACGGGCTGTGGATGCCGCTGTGACCGCGATTTTGGACAGCAACCCAGGAGAGGTGTTGTCTGTGGACTTCACCCAATATGATGCGAGTGTGCCAGCCGAAGTGCTCAGCCGAGTACGTCGTGTTATGGCATCCTGGGTGTCATGGGAGTCGAGGGGCGCGTTTGAATTCCTCTTTGAGGCGTTCATGCGCACAGGGATCTTCCTTCCCGATAAGTACTATCATGGTACTGAGAGGACAGGGGGAGTTCCCTCCGGTTCTGGGTGGACGAACTGGGTTGACAGTATCGTGCAGGCGTGGGTTTGGCACTATGCTGCGCGTCGCGATTCGCGAGGCGGGCATGTGCGGCAGTCCCTGTTTAACGGGGATGACGGAGTTATCACCTTCGGTGGTATTTCGTCGATCCAACGTCTGTCAGAGATCCTGCTCAATGATCTGGGTATGCTCGTCAAGATGGACCCCGCAAAGAACCTCATTGCAGATGATCAGGTGAGATTCCTTCAGATGGAACATCACTCTGACTATCGTGTGAATGGTCTCTGTGTCGGGGTACGACCGATCAGCCGTATTTTCACCAAGATGACCGGGTTTGAGAGACGGCTGCCGAAGAAACGTCTTGGGCTGCGTGACGAACTTCCTACTCGATGGAAGGGCGTCTTCAACACCTATCGGTGGCTGCAACAGATGGAGCCGGCCAGGTATCATCCTCGGCTGGATCAGTTTCTGTTGTGGTTTCATGAGCAGGATAGGTCCATTCGTGATGTCCTTGAGGCGATTGCGCGCGGGGACTCCGAGGTGGCCATTGCCTGTCTCATGGTGGGTTCGGGTGATGAGGACGAAATATTGTCCTTGAAGTCGCTACGCAACTCCGTGGTCGTTAACCGGCTGCGAGAGCTCTGCGGTGTGTGATGAAAGTCCCACACGGTGTTCCTAGGAGAGCGTTTCCCCTAGGAGTGATTACCTCCCTTAGAGCCACTATTTTCTGGCTCATAACTTGAGGATGTTTATGGCTTCGAAGTCAGCGAGACGACGC